GAATGCTCTTTGTTGGTATCAAGGTCAATCACGTTCACTTCAATTGCTTCTGCTTCTCCGTGAACTGTTGGGATGCCAGTCTTGTATTCAACTGGCGAGATGATAAGAAGGTGATTGGCAAGGTCTGCCACTTTCACCGTCTCTGTTGCATTACTTGGTGCAGCGAAGGTCATTCCCCCGACTCCATTTCTGTTAGTTTGTCTGTTCTAACTCTATTCATTGCATCTTCTTCATTGTTTTTTACAATGTCGTTGATTGTTTGTTCGTTCTCATAATAAATAAGACCAATGGGAACTCCTTTGAGTCCCAAGCATCTAGCGACGAAATATAAAATGTTCTCTTTCCACGTGGGCAAAGTTTCAACTATCAATTTACGCGATGGTGTCGCCATTGCAACCTTTCGATAAGTCTTTGCTAAATGGTAGGAAGTACGGACACCAATTGCAGGTCCGTGTGGGCGCCGACGGTATCACTGTCAGCATCGCAGGGTTGGCTTCTACATCTACCGTTGAAAGTAAGGTGTATAGGTCATCAATGCGAGAGAGCGCTTTGAGCGCTACTGATTCATCATAATCAAAGAGTTCAACGTGCATATCATCAAGTGAACCCGATGTTGGCAGATAGACCAATCCAACTTTGTTGACGGTTGCACCTGATTGGGCTTTGCCGTAACCATAAAGTTGAATCTGCACCTGCTGCTGGATTGTCGCGCCTTCGCTGCGACGCTCCTTGAGTTGATTGAAACCGACAGTTTTCCAATCTAAGACAATGCCACGAATTGAATCAAATAAATCAATCGTGCCTGCAAGGTTTGAACGAATCTGAACCTTCTGCTCAACTTCGTAACCTTCAAGTTTGCCAAAGACTTCTGCTAGGTAGGCGTGAATGGCAGTGCCAACTTGCGCCGCCCAAGAACTGCTCCCACTTTCGTTAGGCTTCTCCCAGTCCAAGAGTTTGTATGCAAGTCGGCGACTGCATTCGTGTCCGATTTCAGATGGCCCGATAGCAATTTGTTTTCCTCTTGGTGACCAAATACCCGCTTGAGTAATCAGTTCACGCAGTTGGTTGCCAAGTTGCTGCCCAGGCGTTGAAATACTAGCAAAGGTCATTCATCATCCTCATCTTCATAAATTTCTTCATCAGGAATTGATGGAGTAATCGGGTCAATCCACGGGTTGACAATACTCATTGACCATCAACCAATGAAAATCGGCGAGATTGTTGAACAACTTCCAGCATCTCAATTACTTGTGGTGGCAGAATTTCACGGGCGCGTTTGGTATCAAATCGCCGTGATTCAATCTGTGTCCAGCGAACAACAGTTTGACCATTGTGCAAACCTTCTTCACAGTCACCCAGAGCATTCTCCAGGTGACTGCGAGCGATGTCTGCAACTTCTTGCCACTCTTTAATCTTGACTAACGCTTCACGGTATTGCTTTAGCCATTGGGCGGTGTTGTCATCTAAGACTTTGACACCCTTTTCTATTTGCATTGACATAGTTTCCCCCTAGTCAGTTTTAGTACCAACGATTGCGCTTGAAAAACTCCCAGGCGGCACAGGGGCCACCAGAGCCATATTTTCTACCGATATACGCAAGTGTTGCTACGGTTTGAGCCACACCAGATTCAGAATGTTTCATTCCAAGATTCTGATATGTACCTTCAAGCAATTGCCCGATTCCTCTGGCACTACTTGTTGGATTCTTGGCCTTGGGATTCCACGCGGATTCCTTACCGACCAATTTTGTGAAGCAGGCGAACTGCTTCTTTGTGAGCAATTCCCGCGCTATCTGCTTTGGATTTACCTGCATCAAAGCAGGTGGGTCCTTGTAGATGACGGTGGCGGGAACTGCCATTTGTGGTGCAAAGGCAGCATTGACAAACAATGATGTCATTGCTGAAACCCCGATGATGATTGCGACTCCTTTGAGAGTCTTTCGATTGTTAGTTGTGATTGGATGTCTCCTTCTAATTTCACACCAGCACGCTTGAGAACAGTCGTCACATACGAATGTTCTACCTTCAGTGCCACTGCGATTTCTTTCGGTGTGCATCCCGACTTAAACATCACGCGAACCTTTTCCGCGTTGTTTGCTTTCGGAGCATTTGCATAACGAGCATTGAGCATACGTTTGCGTTGTTCCGTAGTGAAACCAGCCCAAATACCGCTGCTGATTTCATTGTCGAGTGCGTAGTCCAAGCACTCCTTTCGTTCGGTACAACTTTCGCACAGTGCGCGAATAGTTGGGAGCGACGTTCGCTCTTCTGCACGTGATTCGGGAAAGAAAATATCTGGATTCTCAATATCCCTGCATTTGGCTTCTGGTAGTTGAGGAAGTATGGGAAGGAATTCAAAGAAATTCACATCCTCTCCTTCAACCAAGAGTCCAAATCTTGAACCACGAAGGCCTTCTCAATGGAAGCATTTCTGCGTTTGATAACAACAAATGCAGGTGGCGCTGAATCCAAGCCACGCGCTTTGGCATAGTTTTTGGATTCAACAACCGCTTCTTCCCAGAAGGCTGGCAAAGTAATGGATTTGCGGTTCTTCAACTCAAGGATATGAGTCTTGCCCGCGATGATGGCAACAATGTCGCCTTCATCCTTCTGACCCGATAGGCGCAAACGCTCTGCTGATATTCCGTGAGAACGCAACCACTTGAGAACTCCCAGTTCAAAAGCAGCGCCTTTGCGACCATTCGGGTTAGCCATTACTTCACCAATTCTAATTTCACGGGCTTGTTGTTCTTTGCCCGATGTTCTTTGACAATCATTATGAGTTGCTCCGCCAGGGTCAGCGCCTCTGCCTCTGTCATCTTGCAAATCTTTGCAACGACATCTGGCATATCGGCACGGACAATATCTAGGCGGGCGGCGGCATCAGGGTTCTTGAGAGCATCAACGCTTGAGAACTCCTTCAGCCCTGCAAGGTCAATCAGGTTGACCTGTTCGGTGACATCTTCCAGCAGGTCCAAGTTGGCATCCTGCTCTTCTAGGTACAGGGCAAACTCCCCATCACCTGTAGCGTGGACGCTAAAGAGCGGCTCACGGTGTCTGGTCATTTGCGCTCCAATGCTTGCTTGATGCGCTTCTGCTTAGAATCCCACTGCTGGGCTTCTCTGATGGCTTCATCCATCGGGCTGGCATCATAGCGCAGAACCGCCACAATAACCCCTAGAATGCCCGCTAAAGCCCCAATCATCACTATCTGGTTCATTCGGACCCCCTTTCGTTTGCCCCAAGTATGACCCAGGGGACTGACAGCCTACGGGCGACACGCCGACGGTGGCAATCTGGGGTTGTATTGACAATCGTATGGATAGATGGTTCAATTCTCTTATTGGAGCCAAGCACAGTAACTCCAGGAAACGGAAGAAGAAAATGGCACAGGCAGTAGTTTTCAAAAACAAACAAAATAGTTACACGTTGCGTTTAGAAGCAGATAGCGGTTTAGCAATTGCAACTTATTTTTTCAATACACGCAATGAAGCAATCGCAAAAGCAATAGATTTCAATTACACCCCTGAAATGATTGTTGAGGTAAATGCATAATGAAAATCAAATATTCAGTTGACAGCACCCCACGTCCAGCAATCTTGGCTATGTGGCAAGATTCAACTCATCGCATAACAATTTTTGTTTATGAAAACCTTAGTTATGAAGTTATCCGCAATGGTGTAGTTCAACGATTCGATATGAACCACTGGTACATCAGACCACAAAGCGTTGTTAAGCACGTTGAAAATGATGTTGCTTCAGGTGTTTATCCAGGCGTTAGGAGAGTTGCATAATGAAGTGTTGCGACCATAGATTCATCAAGAAGTCTTGTCTCTGCCATAACTGTTCAGGCAATCAATGTGACTATTCAAAGGAGCAAAAATAATGCACAAAGGAACATACGTGAGTTATCGCGAAAGCAAAGATGGTCAGTTCTATATGTACGGTTATTACCCAACAGGCCATTCAGTTCAAAGATATGACATAGGTAAAATCACAACCCAGGGTTCTGAAGTAATTGAAACTATAAGAGGTTTCAAGAATGCTCTGCAATTCTTCAAACAATTACAGACAATGGAGACTCAACAATGCTAGACCTACTCTTTGGCACACACGTTGCTGGTTGGCAGGCGATGGTGCAGTTCTGGTTCTGGTTTTCAATCGTCGCATTCTTTGCAGTGCGCTGGATGAAAGGTAATATCAAATGAGCGCGATGGGTAATTATTATCTTGACCGTCAGACAGAAGCAATCCGCTATTTAGCAGCACAAGGCATTGATGAAGAATCTCTCTGGGATGCTGCAGAAGATAGTTACCATCTTGTGATTGGTCTTGCTGAAATGCACCGCAATAATGTCAGTATAGATACCATCAAGCGCATAATAAGCGAAGCAAAACTATGAGCGCGATGAGCAATCTACACGCAGAACTTTCCACTGCAATGACTCACGTTGCAGACAAACTCAATGAAGCAGTCGCCGATGGTTGGGGCGAAACAATGGAAGCCACCTGCCTAGTGGCAATTGAACTCTTGCAAGTCTGCGCCAATGCATTTGAGCAGATTCGCACTATGAGTGAAAAGGTGGCAGAAGGTGGAAATTAGGCGCTGTCAGCGATGCGGCCAGATTGATTGGCAGCAAGGTTTTCATATTCCGTGCAAATGTAATCGAAAGGAGAAGAAGTGAAGAAAATCAGGTCCGTGCGTGTGTCAGATGTGCTGTGGGCAAAAGTTCAGGCTAAAGCCAAGCAAGAAGATAAAACTGTCAGTGAAGTAATCGTTGAACACTTGCGTGAATATGTAAAAGCGTAAGAGACAAAGAAGAACCCCTACACGGGAAAGGTGGCCGTGTAGGGGTTTTCTTATCGCTAGGGGATAAAGACTATTGCTGGTCCTGCTTGCGTTTGATTTCAGCGAGTTCGGCGGCAATGCTTGCATATGCTGCCAAATCAATGAAGGTATCATCTTTAGAGTATTCGTGATTTTGTTGCAGTCTGGCAATCTTTACCAACGCCATACAAATTGAAACCTGCATTGGCGAAATCTCTGTCCCAAGATAGGCAGACCACAAGACTGCAATTCTTCTGTGATTCTCATACGGTGTTCCATAATCTTCTTGGCGGTCACCATACATCAGCCTTTCGGCTTCTTTGAGAACTTCCCCCCGTTTCATCAGACTTACTCCTGTTCTAAATCATCCACATCTGTGTAAAGCGCAATTTCAGTTTTCTCATTCTCAACACGTTGTGCATATTCACCAAGTCCAAGAGCAGATAACACGAATGCAACTGCTGCTTCAACTGGCATATCTGGTGAGAGCGCGGAAACTACCAGCGCAACTGCTGATGATA